TATTCACTATCGTACCGCAACGCTGGTTAGATTGTTATTAATTGGCTCGAATAAGCTTCTGGCCTTAAACAGAAGTTCAGCGTCCCAGTTGCCAGCTATGAATGTGCTAGAGCGGACTGCGTTATCTCGCACGTCGAAGTAGGTAACTGATAGTGTGTTTTGCTGTAGCTTGTCAATCAAGGTAGTAAGAGTGCCACGATTGGCAATGGTAATGGTGGCGTCAATGTTTACCCTTGAGCCGATAGTCGTCTGGCGAAGTGAGCCGAGCATGTTTGTTTTAGCCGAGGTGATTATCTTGTCCTCACTGACACGGTAGGTAGACAAACCGCTGACATTTAAGCCGTCGATTACGAGTAAGTTAGTTGTGATTGGCTGTGTGTCTTGCATTGGTTTACCCTTCTGTACTCATTATACATTGATGACGCTGCTACCGCCGAGGAATGAACGGCCATTGATACCCTGTATGACTGTATCTACCAGCCTTTCACCGCCTACGTTGATGATGAGGGGCTGAGCGTTGTCGCTGTCTGTGAAGTCTGAGAAGCCATGCTGGACGTTGACACTTGCGTTAAAGCCAGTAGACATCTCATTTTTTACTCCTGACACCGCCTGCATAGCAGCGTTGCGAGCCTTAGAGGCATTAGCCCCTATACCTTTAGCAAAGTCTTCCATAAGAGCCTTACCGGAATAAGTAGTGTATCCCATGCCACTGAATGGCCCTTCTTTGGCTGGTGAGAATGGGAACAGTCCACGCAGCTCTTCCATCTTGCCACCGACAAAGTCTTTAGCGGCATTGAATCCGTCTGAGATACCTTTTACTAACCCATCTATTAAAGCCTTACCGCTGCCTATAAGTGCGCTAGGGCTGAATACTGATTTAATATCATTGAGCCGATCGCTAAAGTAGCCCCTAATCTTACCAAACACGCCAGTTATAGCACTCCATGCACTTTGGAATACGCTACCAAACCAGCCAGCAATACCGCTAAATGCACCCCTAATACCGTTCACTACACCGCTGAAGAAACCTACCGCAGCCGACCATACGCCCGTAATTTTGCTCCATGCGTTGCTAAAACTATTAGCAACTTGCCCTACGATTAAGTTTGCGATTTTGACGAGTTCAGCGTATAAATTGGCTATCCAGCCTATGAAGCGAGCAACTGCGCTAATTACCGTCGCAATAACGGTTACTACAGCAATAATAGCTGCTACAAGTAAAGCAAGCGGAGCGATAAATGCTACTGCAATAGCAATACCAACTGCTTTTAATATCTCTAGCAGTGGCCCTTTCATCTGGTCGATATAGGGCTGTAGCGTTTGCCTTGTCTGCTCGAAAGCCTTCTTTAGATCCTCCCAAGCCTTCTGGAATTGGTTTACTATAAAGCCCCAGACCATTTGGAGAGCTGGGAGTAGGTAGGCATTAAATATGTCGATTACGGGCTGTACCGCCTCAAGAATTGTGTTCCACATATTAACGAAGAAACTTCTGAAACCCTCCGATGTGTTCCATAGATATATAAACCCAGCAACTAGTGCTGTGATAGCTACGATTACAAATCCGATAGGAGTAGCTGTCATAGCTGCGTTAATCGCCCACTGTGCAGCTGCCACTAGCTTCCCGGCATTTTGTAGTTGCATAAACGCACCAACGCCAAACTGTAGAACGCTAAAGGCCGTCATGATGCTCTTTGCGGTTAGGGCTATGTTCCAGGCGATGAGAGCTAGGGTCGCACCACCTATAGCAGCAGCCATAGTGCCGAAAACAGTGCTGTGTTGAGATACGAAAGACACCACCTTACCAATAGCCTCCAGCGCTGTCCCAAACGCCTTGCCAGTAGCCGAAATAGCGTTTGATATTTTACGCTGTCCAGACTCAAGCTTTGCGGCATCTGTACCACCGTCACCGATAGATCGCACTATCCCTTCAATACCCCTAGTGATAGAGTTACGCATATTATCGAATGCCGTACGAATACCACCTGTCGCTTCTCTAGCCTGCTTATCAAGTGAAGCCATATTGCCACCGCCCTCTTTATTGAGGCGTTGGAGGTCTTTCATTAACTGGTCAGGTTTCTCTTTATAGAGTTCACGAAGCCCCTCAGAGGTTAAGCCTGTTTCATTCTGAAGTGCTTTCATAGCGGTTGGCATAGCCGTTGCTACGCTATCCCATTCTTCAGCAGAAAACTTTCCTCTCGCTAATGCTTTGTTAAGCATGTCAAAGGCGGCAGAGGCTCGACCAGACTCGATACCACCTGCTAGAACAGCATTATTAAATGCCAAGTAAGTTTCAGTAGCGTCATCTATACCTAATCCTGCGACTACAAGAGCCTGTACACCAGCTGCGCCCTCTTGTAGAGGTGTCGGTAAGCCTGTAAGTTTCTTGCTTAATGTTTCTGTTGCTTTTGCGGCATCGCTTGAACTAACTCCTAAAGCTTCAAGCACTCTCGGAAAGGCAACAAGGGTATCAATACGCTTGACAGCGGCAGGTATACTAGCGGCAACTGCTGCAACCGCACCGACTACACCTACTTTCAGGGCTGCTGTTGCAACACCACCGACTTTATGGAGAGCATCGGACATTGTCCCGGTCGCTTTGCCAGTAGTGTCGGATGTGTCATATAACTTACGACGTACCTGCTCTAGCTTCTTGTCTAAGTCTTCCGCATTGGCGGTAATAAGTACTTGTAGCTGATCTACTGTAATGCTAGCCATTTATTGTGCCTCCTAGGCTTAATGTCATTGCTTTAGCTCTCGCCTCGATCTCATCGTCAGAGAGCCACTTCTTTTCTTTTTTCTTTTGTAGCAGTGGGGTCTTTGGGTACTTCTTGGGGTTGTTTACGCTGTACCCGATATACTGCCCTAGAGTGTGGTTCAGGCTGTCAGTTAGCTGTACTTGGTCTTGTAAGCGCTCCTGATAGCCTTTGACACAATTCTCAAACTGCCCTGGGGTTAAGTCCCAGAACTCTACTATTGATATGCCGATTTTGAAAGCGGTTGACTCTAAGCTCTGCCAGAGTTCCCAGAAGAATGTTACTTCTTTGCTGGTGCTTCCTGAGCTGTGTGAGCTTCGATTGCCTTTTCCGCTCCTTGTAAAAAACCTGCTTTACCTAGAGCCTCCGCAACTTCTTCCATGACACCAGTCATACCGGTTGTGTCCAGAGCGTCTAGTGCAGCGTCTTCGTTAGCACCACCTGCTGCGGTTAGGAACACGATGTCTTCAACACCGAGGTCGCCACCTTGCATACTTTGTAGTGCGCCAAAGAACTTCCGCTTTGTAGAGCGTTCTGCTTTTAGAATGTTGCTTGCTTTATAGTTGAGTTCTAGTGACATTTTATCCCCTTAGATTAGCTTGATGCTGCTGTAAATGTTGGTTTACCTGATACGCGGATTGAGCCGGTGTAAGTACGAGCTGAGTCAATCTCTGCAGCGCCTTCACCAAAGCTTGCCATGTAACCGTCGAATGTCCATACTGCACCGCTGCGAGTGGTAATCTTCCAGTTGTAGACAACTGTAGCGTCGAAGGCTGCTTGTAGTCCTGTTACAACTGCGTCATCTGCAACAATACCCTCAAAGTCTACTGTGCCACCGTCTTTAAGTCCCGGTAGGAACTCTCGGTAGCCACCTGTTGAGTCGTGGTTTGTTACTTCAATCTCGTCAATCTCTGGGGCTGGGAAGCCAATACTTGTAGCGTTGGATACGGTTGTGTATGTACCGCCACCACTAGTTGCGTATTCTAGCTTAGAGCCAAATGATCGTTCTGCCATTTCAATTTCTCCTTTACTGTTATATTGTGCCAGTGTATCTGGCGTTAATGTGATATATCTCTGCGTCTGGGTCTGGCACGTCCTGCATGAACGTCTGGTGGAAGCCGATAGCACGAAGCTTGTCGTCTGCCTTGCCAATCGTCTCGCTGGCTGATGTACTAGATGTTCCAAACACGTCGATAACTATTTCTGTTAGTTGTGCGACATGATTGCCGTCAAGGTCTACGGTGTTCTGATTATCGCTAATAGCGTATGCAACAGTCGGGAAGCTACTTGGGGTGGATTGTGTACTAAGTATCACTTTCACACCTGAGATAGCGTTCAACGTGCTGTAGATAGTGCTTTTAACAGTGTTCATACTTTCATAGCCTTTCGGATTTCATTTATCACAAGGTTATCTATTTTAGGTTTGACAATGCGGACAGACGGACGGAGGTAGGGCTGGGCTCGTTGTTTTGACGTGCCGAACTCTACATACGGTGCATACTCTACATTGGTTGATACTGCTCCCTCTGCTACGTTCTTATTGCCGTCTACTGACGGTGTAAGGCTTCGCTTTAGGTTACCATGAGCCGCTCCCGGTGCTGTCTTTTCAGTCGATACTGGCACAAGGTTATTCGCCTGTGCATGTACCGCCGCCGTCGCTAATACTACCAACTGCCGAGCGTTCAGAGCGTTCGCCCTTTTCTCGTAGTACGAGATTAGCTTGTTCACGCCCTGACAGTTAAGTTTAATCTGCGCCATTACAGCGACCTCTCCACGATA